AATACAAGCAGTATCCATCAGGATTAGAATCCAGAAAATTCTTAACCACTGCGAGAGAGAAGAAAGTTTTTCCCGTAGAACTTTCACCAGCAATTGCAGTGATTTTATTACCAGAAACACCCCCACGGATAGACCCAGATACAAGAGCATTAAAGATGAACGAACCAGTGTCAACGTATGTTTCACTTTCGTCAATGTCTGCTGCCAGTTTGGTGAAGTCATCTCCAATCTCTTTTACTATATCTTTCAAAAAATCCATAAATTAATTCCAACGTTTTGTTTTCAAATATTCTAGCACATTTTCGCGAACATCCAACAATTCGTGAAAGCATTTTTGGTTATGAGCACATTGCCTCAATGCAGCATCTGGTTTGAGAACACTCTCAATAAAGAGGTCTAGCCCACGGTTCCATTTGTCTTGTTTTGATTCATCATCATCGATTGTATACTGATCTCTCATCCGAAAAAGTCCTCCAGACTTACAGTTTTTTCTACAGACCAACCAATAGCATCTAGGATTGCTTTTAGTGGATCAACAAATGATTTGTTGAATTGAAGTTCATAGTCCACATACTTATTCAAATCAAGTTCTTTTGGAAAATCTTGAATAAAGGAAAGTACATTCTCATGAATAGTATTTGGAACCTTCAAATAACAGAACTTGATCTTCTCACCGTTTTGAATTAAAGAATACTTGTTTGTAAGTTTCTTATCTTTTATGTAGTGATTAAACAGAAGAGCTCCACGAACATGGATTGGAGTGGCCTTTCTATAGATACTAGACCGATCATAAAACTTTTCAACATTACTAACAGATCGAGGAAAAGAGATTTCCTCTGGTTTCATCTGCAAGAAACTTTTTCTCGATTGCTCAATGAAGTCAATAACATCATCTTCAGTTCCAGTCATTACAAGTTTGAGAGCATCCTTAATCATCTGACGGCAAGGTGCTGGTGTGGATGATTTGACTGCTTCAATGCCCATGATCTTCAGTTTTGGTTCTGCATATGCAACACCCTCACTGTTCCATACGTTAAGAATATATCGCTTCTTCGCAGTCCAGATTCCACGATCAGCAATGTTCTCTCGCTTCATGACCATCTTCTGGTCATAAGCCGATACATATGATGCCAATTCCTGATAAGACTTATCGATGAATGGTTCCAATTTGTCTTGGCAGACCTTATCAAGTATAGAAACAATCTCTACTTTATTGCCAGACTTAGAACTAAAAAACTTATCAACAAGAGGTCCAAGATTAAGATAGATTGAATCTGTATCGCTAGCGATGACATAATCCACCTCCTCGGTTTTTAAAAGGTCGTTTAGATAACCATTCATCTTGTTCTCAATCCATCGGATTGAGACTTGGCCAGATAGCGTAATAGCCTCTGCATTGTCTAGTTTATAATACCTGAAGTATTGATTGCCAATAGCACCATAAGCAGAGTTAAGAGAAATCTTCTTCGCCATTTGAATGTTATTACATCTGGCAATCTCCTTTTTAAGTGCATCAGTAGGAGTCTTCTCAAACTCCTGCTTGGCTTTGAGCATCCGTTTTTTGAAGATGACACGCTCACCATACATCTTATCCATCAATTTGGGAAGAAATCCCCGAACACAATTATATAATGCACCATTAGCGGCAAGTGTTATATTAACCTTTGATAAAGGTTTAAGATCCATTTCTTCACTTAAAACTTTATCAACATTTACTTTTGTAGAGATCTCTCTGACTTTTTTTAGATTTTCTAGTTCAGATGCAATTTCTTCTTTTGACATCCCCCTAACATCTTTCCACATAGTCATACAAAACTCCTTGCAACTTTAAGATCTAGTACCTGTTTTAGTACATCAGTTTCGGCAAAAGTAAAACCAATTGAAGTTCTTGAACAGTTAGCCAGTTCATTTGGACAAGATCCATAATGTTCCCAGTTAGATGGTATCAAAACACCTGCATTTGGAATATGTGGCACATAACTGTATTCCTTCCCATCATAGCATACAAATTCGCCACCCCATTGAATATTCCAGTTTGGTGTAGTGAATAAAATAAAAGTCCAGATTTTATCTACCACAAAATCTTTATGGAATTTTCCAGTTTGCCCATAAACATATAGATTTGTATGTGCCCTAATGAAATGTAGATCTTTCTTAATATATTTTTTTATTCTATACTTTATATAAGTTGCAATCTGATAAAAAATTAATTGATTTGGTTGATGAGTGTTTATGCTCCATGAATATCTTTCTCCAGAATTATCACTGGAAACATTATACATTTTCCAACCAGTGAAATAGTACTCATCCTGAAGAGATTTAAATAACCAATATGGAATAACGTCACTAATCTTAATTGGATAATGCATCTTCCAATTCCTCAATTCTAGAATTTAAGTTGCCCATATCAATTAGTGTCTCTGGTGAGATGTTGTATTGCATTATAAGGTGTGGATAAAGAGAATTCAAGTCAAAGGAAACAACCCAATCATACCTTCCAGGAATAGGCTCTTTGACATATGCTCCAGCATATTTGTCATCTTTATTGCTACCTTTTTTAGGTGGAATTACAATATTCTGCTTCTTGAGATAGTTGTAGATGATACTATCCCACATACGAACCTGATAGAACACATCATTGTAATTCACCTTGGCATCATAAGCCATGGTCAATGCAAGTTCAATCAGTTTCATCTTATCTTCCAAACGGTCAACAAGTTCCACGTCAATGATGTTATACTCTACAAACTTTTGCCAGTCATTTGTATAGAAATCTTTGAATGTATCAAACTCAGAGTGATCTAGTTTTTTCTGCCCCAATTCCACAAAGGCAATATGATCCAGACGATAAGATTCCTGACTGGTATATGTAAACTTCTTGTATAGATTCAGATAATCTAACTGAGTTACACCACCAACATCGATACTCAATTGTTTACGGCCAGCAACAAAGATCTCACGTTCTGTCACTAGTCCCCATGGCGACAGACGCTTCATTAGTTTCTCACCCAAAACGCGGTTAAGACGCTTTGTAATGTACGGAATATCGTACAGTTCACAGTTCCAACCAGTGATAATGTCTGGAGTATTTTCCATCCACCAACTGATGAAGTTGGATAGTAAATGGTACTCAGAATCACATAGACGATACTCCACATTATCCTGAGAGTTGTTGAAAGATTTCACACCCCAGGTGATGATTTCCTTCGTGGTGTAATGCTGAATGGAGATGAGGAGAATCTCTTCTGCAGCCGACTCCACGTCGGGGAATCCATTCTCGGATGCAACCTCAATATCAAGGGTGTATAGATTAATCTTTGAGATATCAAAACGGATCTCATCATCAGGGTACTTTTCAGAAATATACTGATAGATGAAACGTTCATTACCATAGATATTAAAATCTTCTACACCATCATACCTTTTGATAAAGTCTCGGCAGTCACGTACTGACCCAGGTTGAATTGGTTCAACGTAATTTCCTTCAAGAGTTTTGTACTTGGTTTTCTTATTGGAAGATACAAAAAGAGTCGGGTTGAACTTCTCCCGAGTCATGAAACTTTGACCGTTTTCATAACCTCGGACGAGAAATTGATCCCCGACCATTTGAACATTAGTGTAGAATCTCATTCTTTAATAAAGTCTTCGTAGGCTTTTACCAGTTTTTCACCTGGTTCAACAATAGTAAGTATAGCATCAGAATGGATCATTACTTCTTTTTGATCAGTAATGCCATATTCAGGCCAACTTTCTAAAACATATGTGTATGGTTCACGATCATCGTATTTGTGATCAGTTTTTACCATTTTAAAAAAGATTCTAGCTGGATCAATTAGTTTGCAATTTGGTTCTCCAGATAGGGGGTCAGTTTCAACTTGTTCAACCTTGGAGATCAGTATTAGATCCTGGGATTTCAGAAGTAGGCATTGAATCATTTTCTTTAAAAGTGGAAGTGTACATTTCAATCAAACTATCTAGTGGGTCTACAATAGTAACAACCCAATCTACTGGAATCATGATTTCATCACTCTTGGAGAGGCGAATCCATTTCGTCATTACAATATCAACATTGTTCTTATCGATATCTTCTGGTTCTGATTCTTCCAGTAGAATTTCAACCTCTTCAGTATCATCTTCCCAGACTGTATACGTATTTTTTAGAAGATAACCAATAACTTTTTGTTCAGGAGATAGCATTTCTTTAATATCAGAAATAACTTGCTCTCCAGATTTGAGAATTGCTAATTTGATACTCATCTTATGAATCGGTTTTTTACATTATAAGACCCCGCTTGGTCTTTGTCAAGCGGGGTCAGGCGACGATATTGGGCATTGCCCTTAATTATTTAGAACCAAACTTTTTTTTGATGATGTTCGGGTACAATCCTACCAAGAACAATTGTTAACAACCC